CCATTCAAGGACCGCAGGGACGCAGATTCGCCGACAATGCGTGCGAGGGCGTGGGACTGGTACACATCGACTCTGCGCACACGTCTTGCACCAGGCGGTGGCATTATAGTTATGCACACAAGGTGGCACGAGGACGACCTCGTCGGCCGTCTCTTGCAGGCCGAAAAGAGCGGCGGCGAGAAGTGGGAGCTCGTAAGCTATCCGGCAATCGCCGAACATGACGAACGCTACCGCAAGGAAGGCGAGGCTCTGCAGCCGGAACGCTACAATTTGCGCGAGCTCGAAGCCATACGCAGCGCCGTCGGATCCTACGACTGGGCCGCACTTTACCAGCAGCACCCGACACCGAGGGGCGGCGGTATCTTCAAGGGATCGTGGATTCGACACTGGCAGACCCTCCCGGTCGTTTTTGACCGCGTGATTCAGAGCTGGGACTTTACCTTCAAGGATTCCGCAAACGGCGACTACGTGGCCGGGCAGGTATGGGGCAGGGTAGGCGGCAATTTCTACCTGATAGACGCTGTATGCGAGAAAATGGACTTCGTTTCGCAGGCTAGGGCCATGCAGAGAATGTCCGCAAAGTGGCCGCAGGCCATCGAGAAGGTGGTGGAAGACAAGGCGAACGGCCCTGCCATCATCTCGTCTCTCGGCTCCAGGATTCCGGGTATCGTCCCCTATACGCCGAGGGGCAGCAAGACGGCCCGCGCCTACTCCGTTTCGCCTCTTTTTGAATCCGGAAACGTGCTTATCCCGCCATTGGATGACGATCACCCGTGGGTGAGGCATTACATGGAAGAAATCCTTTCATTCCCGAACGCCCCGCACGACGACCAGGTGGACTCTACGACGCAGGCTTTGGACGTTCTCGCCACTTCCGGCGGGGGTAGCGTCCTGGACTTTATTTAAGGAGACTTGAAAAATGACAAAGAAAGCAAAATCGATCATGGACGGCGCCTATATAAATTCCGCGACCGGCCTCGGCATGATGTGTATGGACAAGAGCGAGAACGTGCGCGTGACTCCGTACGAGGAATGCGACCTGCAGAAGCTCGCCACGATGGTGGTGAAGGACGGCATCGCCGACTTTATCGTGAACGGCTATTCCGAAGCCGCCCTAATGAAGGACATCACCATCACGAACGATTCCGAAGGCAAGGCGCTGAAGAAGGTCTACGAAATCGGGCTCATTGACGCGCTCAAGGAAGCCGGCTCGAATTCCAGACTTACGGGCGGCTCCGTAATCGTTACCGAGTACGAGGGCGACGACAGCATCGAAGCGCTGAAGACGTCTCCGCAGGCGAACAAGGAAATCGTCGGGTACAGGGTCTACAGCGCCGGAAACGTGAAGCTGGACAAGAACGACTTCAATGGCAACGAGCCGAACATCATCAACGTGAAACTTATAGACGGCTCCGAGGTTGCGGTAAATCGCGAACGCTGTACCGTCATCCACGGCAAGAAGCTCCCTGACGTTCTTTCGGGCGTGTCCCTCCGTGAAAGGTATTTCGGCGTTTCCGAACTCCAGAAGGTGGAAGGCGACCTGCGTACATTTGCGGCCATTTGCGGCGCAATTGCCAACATGGCGCAGGAAACGGGGGTCCTTCTTACCAAGTTTGCGAACTTGAACATGATGCTTTCGAAACCGGACTGTGGCACAAAGGACATCCACACTTTGCTCACGTCGATGAAGATCTGCATGAATTCCATGCGCATGACCTATGTCGGCAAGGATGACGATTTCCAGATCTTAAACCATACTTTCGCGGGCCTTCCGGAAATCGTGCAGAAGTATATGGTGACGATCTCTGCGAAGTCCAGGGTGCCCGTGAGCATCCTCTGGGGCGTAAGCGCCAGCGGTCTCGCACAGACGAACGACGCCGATGTAAAGATGTGGTGCCAGGAAGTGGAACAGTGGCGCTCCAAGACCCTGTACAGGCCGGCCTGTAAGCTCATTTCAGACTTTACCCGACGCAACCTGAAGAAGGAATATTCCGAATTCACCTGGGGCGAAGTGGACGAAATGACGCTCAAGCAGGTCCTGGAATCCAAGAAGATGCAGGCCGAAACGCTTGAGAAATACTACAACATGGGCGCCGTGGACAAGGACGAAATCCGCGACGGCGTATTCGTGAACGGTCACAGCTGGGAAATCAGCGTGGAGAAGTAAGACATGAACGACCTGGTAAGGTTTTCCACAAACGTGTCCGCGCTTTACGGAAAGAAACGCGGCCGTAAGCCCGTTTTCAATTCCAACATGTTCTACCCGCACGTGCAGGAAAGGGAACTGCAGGGCGCCACTACAAGGGAATTCTTGCGCTTTATCGCGGAGGCCCTGCTCGTGGCTGAAAACGGCCTCACGCTTGCCGACGACCTTGGCGAGCTCTCCGATCTTGACCCGAGGCTCCCGGACGATTTCAGGGAAGAAGTCTCGAAGGTGGGCAAGTCCATCGAGAACAAGGCGCTCTCGAATTTTGCCGAGCAGTCGGAAATGATCATCGGAAAGCCTTATTACCCGCCCGAAGTCAAGGAGGACATCCTCAAGACGTGGGAGGCGAACTTCCAGATGCTCTGCAAGTCTGCGGAAACGGATGCCAAGAAGGACATCGCGCAGATTGTGCAGCAGGCAAAGAGTGAAGGCTGGAACAAGGACCGGCTCGAAAGGGCCGTAAAGGCCAACCTTACCGACAAGTACAAGAGCCGCGCCGAGCTTATCGCGAGAACGGAGACTGCGAAGCTGAATTCGCAGGTGAGTCTTGAGACGTACAAGAGCATAGGCATCGAATACTATACCTGGATGACGACCATCGACGGCCGTGAACGCCAGAGTCATGCCGAAATGAACGGCCTGATTTGTTCCGTGGACGATCCGGACGTTTACTTCGATGAAAACCCGGAAGACCCGATGCGCCCGATACGCAAGGAACGCACCGGCAGCATGGTCCACATGCACCCGGGCACCGATTTCCAGTGCCGCTGTTCCATGGTGGCGTGGGACCCCTACATTAACGGCAAGTACGAAGTGAAGGAACTACCGGAAGAAGAGCCGGAGGAAAAGGAGCCTTCCAAGCTGGAGCAGGCGCAGGAAGAAACGGCAAAGGCTAACGAAAGGGCGCAGGAAGCCGAAAGCAAACTGCGCCTGATGACTGCCGCTAACAAGCGCCACATGGAAAGAACGCCGGAACAAGTAACCGAAATACAGGCGCGATGGGACGAACGCAACCGCAAGATACGTATAAGACAGATTGCTGAAAAACGCCATGCGGAACGCAATCCGGAAAAGATCCTGAAGGAACTGAACAAGAGACTCGAGACGAGAGCCGAGGCCAGGGCGTTGCTCGCAGAAATGGCCGGAATCAACGGCGTGGAATCCGAAAAGCTGGAAAAGGCCATTGCTACAGGAAACACGAAGAAAATCAAGAAGGCGATGGCGCCTGTCGAGGAAAAGAAGAAGGAACTCGAGGGCCTGCAATATGTTGAAAACGGTGTGGAAGAGGCTAAAAAATACGGCTATAACGAAGTAAAGAGCGCAAACGAGGCTATCGGCAAGAAGATAGATTCCTGGTCAGGCCTTCCGCAAGAAAAGATACTCAAGAAGCTGGATTTCGAGGCGAAATGGGTCGAGGACCACAAGAAATACGCCACCTGGGAACTTTCACAGAAGGCCTACCTGAAACAGAAGGAAGCCTTGCTGCTTAAAATCGACTTGCTGGGCATGAAGTCGGAAGTTGACTCTCTAAACGATTACGCCAAAAAAAGCAAGTCAAAGATTCTCAAGGACCTCGTGAAGACGGTAAACGAGAAGTATGCCGCTGCTACTGATATTTCGGATGTAGAGGAACTCAAGAAACTCGTTGACAAGGCAAACAAGAAACAGGTAGAACTCGAAAACAAGAAGATAAACCTCGGCGGCGTAAGCCAGGCGAGAAGGAACGCCGCCTTCTGGGCGAAGGACCCGATGGAATACTACAACGAATTCATCGGAACGACCGGAAAGCAGTGGAAAACGCTTACGGACGTTGAAAAGGAAGCGGTATATTACTACACGCATACCTACTGCCCGATAAACGAGCCCCTGCGCGGAATCAACTATGTGGGAAGCGAAACGAAAAAGCAGCTTTCAATATCGAAGATCCCGCATATAACGAACGCCCTCAACAAGAGCGACATAGAAAAGGATTTGTGGCTACAGCGTGGCGACTCGAGCATAAACGTGATAAAATACCGTTTTGGCGTGGACATAAGCGGAATGAACGTGGCCGAAGCTAGAAAGGCTCTCATAGGCAAGGAAGGCATAGAAAAGGCCTTTGTTTCGTGCGGCTCCTCGAAAGGCAAGGGCTTTAGTGGTTCCGTAATTACGAATATATTCGTGCCGAAAGGAACCAAGGGCCTATACCTCGAGCCTATATCTCGATACGGTAACGGAACCATGCATGAAAAGTGGGACGGCGTCAAAAAACAGAGCAGCGTCTCCGGAGAAAACGAGACGCTGCTGCAAAGAGGCACAAAGTTCAGGATAACGAAGGTCGAACGGTCCGGCAGCCGGTGGTTTATCGATGTCGATGTAATCGGCCAGGAACCGCAACCGTACTAATGGATCCTACTTGTAGAATTTCTTCCATTCCTTGGGGAACTTGTCTACGAAAAGATAGGCATCAAGCCAAAGGCCGAAAATCCAGCCCTTGCTGGTTTCTTTCGGCTTTTCGTTTTCGTCGTCGTCGAGTTTCTTCATGAAGATTTCGCCTGCGTTCTTTCCGTTGCGCTCGCAATCCTTGAAGAAAGCGTACCAGTCCGAGCTGTCGTTTTTCTTGAAATCGTCGTCAAAGACGCGCTCGGCATTCCAGAGACGCGCCTGCTCTGCGTCGAGATTTTCGGGGCTTGCGTTCTCGCCCTTGTAGAATTTGTAGATGCTGTAGTCCATTTTGAACCTCCGTTCTAAATATAATAAGATAATTTACAGGTTTAAAGCTATGCCGCGAACTCTTCGAAAAAGCGTCTTGCGATGGCGATGCCGTTCGGCGTGTTCTGGCGCTGCCATGCGCCGAAACGCGGGGACCATCTGAATCCGTTCTGCTTGAGTCTCGTGCGGGTTTCTTCGTCGGGCTTTCTTCGAAAAATAAGCTGGATTCTTGCGGCCTCGTGGTTCTCCACGAGCTTCAGGCCGTCCTTTTCCATGGCGCCGAGGGTGAGGCCTTCCGCTTTCTCTTCCTCGGCTATTGCCCGCTGTCTGCGGAGCTGTTCCAGGCGTGCCACCTTGTTCCGGATGTCGGCCGTCTCGTTGGACGTGAAGAAGTAGCCGACGCGGTCTGTGCCCGGATTGTTCTTGATGTATTCGTTTATGCTCGCCTTGGCCTTTTCGCTCATGCCTTCGCAGCTGTCGGCGTTGCCGTTCTTCCGGATGGACTTGTTCCATTTGATGTGAAGTTCGTGGGATTCCTTCAGGTATTCGACGTGCGCTTCCATCTTCTCGACTGCCAGCGGGTCGTTTGCTGCGATGGTTGCGCCGTAGCCTTGCTTTCCAGTTC